ATGTGGCCCTTTTTTATTTATTTAATATCTATCAAAAAGCTTCACCTGCATCCAGGTCACAAATTGGGTTATCCATGAAATACTGAATTGGATCAAACTCAAACTCTGTAACAAGCTTAACCGCTTGACCTTTTTGAAAACCACTCTTTACCAAATCATCTACTGCCATTATGTCGATTTCGTTGGCGATGATGTTGTTTATGTTGTTTAGCATTTTACTTTCCTTTTATGTTTTTGTATTTTTATTGGAAATAGTGTATAATATAAAATAATTATGTAGTTTTAATTAACTACCTTTACATAGGTATAAAGGATACCATAATGACCCTGCATGCTGTCAAGCCAGAAGACTTTTTTATGGAAAAATCTTTCCTGAAGAAACATCCAAACTTAAACAACATTCGTAACCGATCTATCGCAGAAGATCTTATCGTTGACGACGGGGTGAAAACAACCCGTAAAGGAAATTCTTATCAATATACTAAAACTGGCTATAGAAAAGATATAGATATGAATGTCAGATCTAGCTGGGAGGCTAATCTAGTCAGGGTTATGAAGTTGTATAAAATAGATTTTCAGTTCGAACCAAGGGTTTTCTCATACCCCGTCAAAAGAGGAACCAAGGGTTATACTCCAGATTTTTTCTTAGTAAGAAACAGTGAGTGGATTGAAGTTAAAGGCTATCTTGATGATAAGAGTAAAATAAAATTAAAAAGATTTAAGAGATATTATCCTGACGAATTTTCTACACTAACTTGCATAATAAGCAGATATTCAAAAGATGCTATAGCATTTATGTCAAATCTAGAAGTTCCGAGAATTATATTCTATGAGGATATAAGAGATAAATATTCTGAATACTTAATTCATTGGGAAGGAAAGAAGTGACGCAACCTAAAAAGAAAAGCTATAAAGAAAAATATTATACCCTTAAAGAAGAAGAAATGCAGGAACTTATATCTAAGGCTAAAAGTGGCTCTTCTTCAGCGCAAGAAAAACTGCTAGAAGTATTCGATAACTTCTTAAGCAAGTACGTTGCGCTTTTGTATTACGGAAGGTATAGTTTAAGTGATTACGATATAAGGAGATTTGTTTCACTTTTTGTTAAGGATCAGTATGCAAGATTTGCACTAAATAAGAATAAAATAACCCCTTCAGCATCTAAGGAGATAAATGAATGCATGAGGGGTATAAATTATATGGCTAAAAGATATGGTGATGAAGAAGATATCCGTCAAACAGTATCAATGACTTTTTTCCAATGTATAAACAGATACGAAAGAAAAGGCAGCATACCTTTTAGTGGCTTCTTGTATAGTTATTTTTTTTATTTGTTAAAGAAGAATGTAGACACATTTTTAATAGACCAGCTTGGAAGAAAAACTTTTCCACTTCTCGCTGATGAGTCTTCGGCAGAAGATGATTCGGATGAAAAGCAGGTTGGATTTAAGGCTAACCCTATTGAGTACAGCATAGAAAAGATGCTATCGGCAGAAGAAATAGATGAATTTTGGGTATTGGGCGAGAAAACTCTTCCACCATTTGATAGACTGTCAGTTCAGGAAAGGCAGCTTGTAAAATGGAGGTATATAGATGATATGAGATCTAGCCAAATATCTTTAAAAATTAACGAGCATCCAAACACCATAAGAGAACATCTTTCTAAAATAAGAATAAAGTTAAGAGACATAATAATAGAAGAAGATATAGAAGAGTTTTCTATACTTATAAAAATGGAAAGTTATAAATGAACATAAATTCATTAGAAAAATTACAAGAACTTTTGTCAGATTTCCTTGGGCCACAACTCTCAGAAGTTATTGACGCCTATAGTCATAAGGAAAACTTTAGTAAATATTTTGTAGAAATACCTGAATCTGACATAGTAGACCTTGGTGTAGAAAATATAGCTTCTATTGTTGCTAGAACTTCTAATGTCTATGGAAGAGCTGCACGCTTTGCAGGTATAGCTAGGGCACAGTATAAGATACTTGACGGAAAATATAGAAAAGTATATAAGACAAATAGGGTTGGGAAAAACGATGCAGAAAGAGAAGCATCAGCATTAGCAGCAGCAGAAAATGAGTATTCTGCACTAATTACCTGTGAAGCTGTTGTTAATTTGGCAGAATCAATAGAAGCCTCCGCTAGGATAGCATCAGAATCTGCTAGAAAACTTTTAGATAAAGTCCAGTCTATACAGATAGCTTCATATAGGGAGGAAAAAGGATCTTATATGGAATCGGACTTTAGTACTTATTGATTGGAGGCATATGTATATAGGTCATTATAAATCGGTAAATTCATCCTTAGAATTTTTTTCAGAAGAAAAAGAAAATTTAGATTTCCCGACACAAGTAGAGCTTAACAGTGAAAGATATTTATTATTTAGGACTTTAATATGCGATACACCATCTAAAAGAAGAAGTATAATTGATCTAGCAAAAAGATATAATATACAATTTGATATCAGAATAGATAAGACATGAACATAGAAGTCTTTTGCGATGGTGCGTCGAGGGGGCAGGGGCAAAAAAAGCTCGGCGATGCCGCCTGTGGTGTGGTAGTATATAAGAATAGGAAAAAAGTGGCACAGTTTGCCAGAGGACTAGGGGCAAGAACTAACAATGAAGCAGAGTATGAAGCGGTAATATCTGGACTGCTCATATGTAGCATGGCTGATTTAATTGATCCAATCATATATACAGATTCCGCAGTCGTTGCAAATCAGATAAATGGAAAATGGAATTGTAAAAATTCTAGTTTAATACCTCTTCTTATGACAGTAGAAGAAATAAGAGAAGAATTTAACTTTAGAGTAGTTCAAGTTCCAAGAAGTTTTGTTTGGGAGCCTGATGGGCTGGCAAAATCTTTTCTTGATCAACTTGAGGAAAGAAAACAAAAAATAGAAAAGATAGCAGGAGTTAAAAATTGAATAATTATAATAAAAATTATCCTACAATAATAGGATTAGCAGGCAAGGCTTTAACAGGAAAAACGTCTGTGGCAAATACTATAGTGCCAAAAGCTAGAATAGCTAATGACGATGAAGATGTTGTGTGGGACCATATATATTTCGCTCTTCCAATATATGAGTTGGCTTCAATTAAGAAAAATGTGATTGGAAACAGAAGTAAAATTCGTCAGCTCTATGGGATACATGATACTGTTTATGATTTATTCGGGAAATCTCCTATAGCAAACGTGCCTGATTATGATAAAATGTTTGCAATAGTTAACGAAATATATAACCTTCCAATTCTTTTAGATGGTTCTAAGCCAAGAAGTTTCCTGCAAAAAGTAGGGGATATATGCAGAGAGCATAATCCAACTTGTTTTTCAGAATGGGCGATTAATAAGAGTAGATCATTGTATTCTGACTATCTTAGGGATTTGCAATTTGAAGAAAACCCTAAACCTTTTGCGGTAATAATATCTGATGTAAGATTCATAAATGAAGCAGAAGCTATTAAAAACGCTCCCAATGGGATATTGGTATGCTACGAGGCATCTGACTCAATTAGGGAAGAAAGAATGCTAAAGAGAGATGGGAGTCTTATGACAGAAGAGCAAAAAAATCATCTATCCGAACTCCAGATAGATCAAGTAGCTAAAATTTCTGATATAATTATAAATACGAATAATCTTTCTATAGAGGAACAAGCTTCCATCACTAAAGATTTTATTAAAAAGGAAATCTTCTTAAATGCCTAAGATAACCCCAAGCGCCATGGAGCAATCCATGGGCTCTCCAATAGAAAAGGTGGTAAATACATTGTCAGAATCGTTGGTTGCATCCCAGTCTCCAGTTTTTATATGTGGAGTAAATAGAAAAATAAATATAGGAAATTTTGAAAATATAGATATTTATGCAGGTATTACACTTCCTTTGGCAGGAGTTTCAATGGAAGATAAAGAATCCCTTCAAAAAGCCATAGAGGAAGCAGCTTCTTATGGTTTTAATTTGGTTTCTAAAGAGACCGGAGAAAGATATTTACTAATAAAAGAATCACAACAAGGAAGTTAATTATGAATTTATTTAAGAAAATATTTAAAAAAAGTAATATAGTAAAAGAAAAAATTGGGGGCTTTGATATAGACGATAGTATCAAAGAAAATTTCGACAATAAATATCCTGAGATACTTCCGAAAGAAGTGGATGCACCCTTAGAGTACGTAGATCGGTTAGAGGATTTAGACAGTAATAAAAATTTAACTGAAACTATACCTGTAGTAACTAAGAAAACTAGCACAGAATCGGAAAATAAGCCAGCAAAGCCTAGTGGCAAAAACACGGCTAAAAAGACTCCAGCTAAAAAGACTCCAGCTAAAAAGACTCCACCAAAAAAAACTCCTACTTGATCTATCTAACTATAGATAGATTTAGTGCAAAAAAGAGAGGCCTGGCCCTCTCTTTTTTGTTTTTTAAGGTTACTATGTTAGGTGATGTCTTTAGGAAAGGACTAATTATGGCTGATAAAAAAGGCTTTGGAAATAAAACTTCTAATACTGGAAATGTTTATTCTTTACTAGGAAATTCAACTATGAATGTTCAAGATCTTCAACGTAAAGGTGGGGAATATTCTGGCCACTGGAAGAAAAATAAAAAAGATAAGTAATATATTATGAGAACTGGTCGTGGAAAGTTTGTCTATATTAGTGGCCCAAGAATGGGAACTAGTAATCAGAAATCTAATGGACCAGTTCTGAAAAATAAAAAACGTAAGAAAAAAAGGAAGAAATAATGGCCGAAAAGAAAGATCCTCGCCTAAAAAAAGCTGGTGTTTCTGGGTACAATAAACCAAAGAGAACTCCTAGTCATCCAACAAAGTCTCACGTAGTTGTTGCTAAGGTTGGTGATAAGGTCAAAACTATACGTTTCGGCCAGCAGGGCGTTAAAGGTTCACCAAAGAAAAAAGGTGAATCCTCTTCTTACGCAGCTAGGCGTAGATCTTTTAAGGCACGACATGCGGTCAACATTAAAAAGGGTAAGATGTCTGCAGCATATTGGGCGGATAGAGTCAAGTGGTGACCGGTATGGAGGCCATAATAGTTGCTGCGATAGCTGCAGTTGGGGGTATTATTACCGCTCTTGTCCAAAAGATGCGCGTAGAAAATCGTGATGATCACGATCGCGTTGCTAGTCTTCTTTGCTCTGTCAAAGATGAGCTGCTGGACTTGCATCATAAAATAGATCACGTAGATAAGCAGGTCGATAAAGTTGACGATCAGATGCACGATCATATGATGTGGCATTACAGAAAGTCAGATGAAAGCAAGGAAAACAAACAAGAAAGAGAGAAAAAAAATGGCAATGATGAGCAAAAAGAAAATGAATAGTTCAAAGAAAATGAATAGTTCAAAGAAAATGAATAGTTCAAAGAAAATGAATAATTCAAAGAAAACAGGGATGAAAAAGATGGGTACGAAAAAAAAGGGTATGAAGTACTGATGGCTAACGGAAGTAAGAAGCCAGCGAAAAAAATGGCAACAAAAAAGTCATCCGGTAACGGTTTAACTCCAGCTCAAAAAAAGCTTCCACCATCATTACAGGCCGCTATTCTTAGAAAGAAGAAAAAAGGCGGTAAGTAATTTATGGCTCCGCCCAAGTTGCAAAAGGTAAAAAAAACTGCTAAGTTCTATAGGAAAAATTCATCTGCCAGAAAGAAAAAAGCAGCAACTGACAAGACTTTTAATTCTAAACCATCTCAAAAAGCTAAAAGAAGAGAATTAGCTAAAGCCAGATATAAAAAAGGTATTATGGGTAAAGGTGGAAGCGATCTTTCTCACACTAAAGATGGTAAACTGGTAAAGGAAGACCCTAGTAAGAACAGGGCAAGGAATAGAGGTAAGAAGTAATGGCTAAAAAAGAAGATAAGAAATGGATTCAGGGAGCAATAAAAAGGCCTGGGGCATTTACTGCCAAGGCCAAAAGGCGGAAGATGACAGTGTCTCAGTTTGCTTCTGCGGTTAAAAAGAATCCTTCCAAGTATGACGCTACGACGAGACGTCAAGCAAATCTTGCTGTGACACTTCGTAAGATTTCCAAAAATAAGAAAAAGAAAAAGTAATGGCTAGACAAAATAAACCAACTAACCCTAAACTTTGGTCTAGAGCGAAATCTATGGCTCGTTCAAAATTTACGGTATATCCATGCGTGCCACTAGATTCAATGGCAATAACTAAAAGTGGTCCTGCGACATTTGATTCATTATGCCTTGGTAATGAAATTTTATCTTATAATATAGATAGAGATATTTTAGAGTGGAAGCCCGTTGTTAACATCCATTTTTTTGAAAATGCCCCTTTATTAGAGATTGGTAAAAGTACAGAGTTTAAAGTTAAATGTACTCCAGACCATTCATGGGTTGTGAGCAGTGGAGATAATTATCGAAAAACTGCTTTAGTAAAAGCAGGGGACATTAACAGACACATGAGGATCATAACATGCTCTGAGCTTGATGATAATCCCGATTTAAATCTATCTGACTGGTCAAAAAAAGATTCTTGGACAGAAAATATATTGTCTATGTCCAGGTCGCAAAGAGAATGTTTTCTGGCTAGCGCAATAGTCTATGATGGATGGGATAAAGGTCTCAGTTCTAGAATAGAAGGTCGACATACGTTTGGCTTTAGTCAGAAGAGTGAAGATCACTTCTACGCAGCTATACTAGCTGCATTCTTGAATGGTTACCATGTTACTTTTAGTCAAAAAACACCAGATATCCAAGCCGCAACGATTATAAGGAATAAGAAATTCCATAATACACAGAATTTAAATATTAAAGAATCTGAACCAGAGGATGTATGGTGTCCGGAAACAGATAATGGGACATGGGTCATGATCCAAAATGGATTTATAACAATAACCGGAAATTCGGCCTACGCTAATGCCTGGGCCGTAAGATGGTATAATAAACAGGGTGGTGGATGGAGAACTGTTAACACAATGAAACCAAAAGTAAAAAAAAGATCAAGTAAGAAGAAGTAAATGGCTGGCCCTAAAGGCGTTGGCCTAACTAAGTGGTTTAATCAAAAATGGGTTAACATTGGCGCACCAAAAAAAAATGGGAAATGGCAGCCCTGCGGTACATCTGGAAAGGGCGGAGGTTATGCCAAGTGTGTACCCGTCGCTAAGGCTAACTCGATGTCTAAGTCGCAACGCAAAAGCGCAGTTCAGAGAAAAAGGGCTTCTGGAACCCCGACTAAAGGCAGTAAGGGTCAGAAACCAAAAAACGTTGCTACGTATAATAGAAAGAAAAAAAAGAAATAATATTATTATGGAAAAAAGTTTAGATGGTTTCGTTCCATCTCTTGAAAGTTTTGAAATAACACCAGAGCTTTCTATGATAACTACAGATGGAAATCTTATTCAAGGTCATAATGTCAGACTTGTCTTAAAAGATGGGTCTGACATTGTATTTTCTCTCACTACTGAAGATCTTCAGAAATTATTCTTCCTTACATTAAAGACACTCTCGTAATCTGTGATATAATATCACCTTAAGTAGGAGAGGTGCCAGAGTGGCCAAATGGGGCGCCCTGCTAAGGCGTTGATGTGAAAGCATCCGTGGGTTCAAATCCCACTCTCTCCGCCATCTAAAAGATAGGTTTGATATGGCTAAAATTCTTTATTATGACATAGAAACTGCGCCGAACTTAAGTTATGTTTGGGGTCACTTTGAGCAAAATGTCATCGATCATGAGCGCGAATGGTATATGTTATGTGTGTCATATCGATGGGAAGGTGACAAAAAAGCAAGAGTGTGTTCATTGGTCGACTTCTCAGAAGCCTACGCTAAAGACCCAGAGAACGATTATCATGTTGTCAAGAAGTTATGGGACCTAATAGATGAAGCCGATATAGTTGTAGCTCATAATGGTGATAGGTTCGATATGCGAAAAGCTAATGCAAGATTTGTTTGGCATGGGCTTGGTCCAACATCTCCCGTTAAGCAAATTGATACATTAAAAGTTGCTAGACGATACTTTATGTTTAACAGCAATAAGTTAGATAGTCTTGGGCAGCATTTGGGGCTTGGTAGAAAAGTTAGTACTGGTGGCTTTGAAACATGGGCTGGGTGTATGCGTGGTGATAACAAATCCTGGAACCTTATGGCCAAGTATGCTAAACAAGATGTTGATTTATTGCGAGAAGTCTATTTAAAGCTTAGGCCATGGATGACGAATCATCCAAACTTAAATGTGTACGATGGGACTTCTAACTGCCCAACTTGTGGATCTGAGAATCTTCAAAAGCGTGGACAAAGACATACTCAAGTCGCAACCTACCAGCAGTATCTTTGCAATGATTGTGGATCCTGGAGTAGGTCTAGATTAATGGATGACACACTACGTCCAGATGTTATTTAGGTGAACATATGAATGATTGGTACGGTAAAACTGTAGTCTACACCTCTGTGTACGGTGGTTACGATTATATTGGCTCTCAAGTTATGATAGATGGAGTTGACTATTTTTACATAACAGATGGTGTTAATGATCCCCCTAAAGAGATAGGTTGGAAAGTTTTTCATTTAGACCATTACCCGTATTTAGATAATAGACGTAGGGCTAAAATCTGCAAACTAGATCCCCATAGCATAGATTTTATTAAAAACTACAAATATTCAATATGGATAGATGGTGGGCTCCAAATCATTTCTGAAAAATTTGTATCAGAAATAATATCTTATATAAAAAATGGTATGGTTATATCACCTCACTTTGACAATAGGGACTGTGCCTACGGAGAGGCGACAATTAGGCCCCCCAAATATGCTAAAGAACCTTTAGATGAACAGGTGGCCCATTATAGGAATGAAGGATTCCCTGAAAATTATGGCCTATACGAATGTGGTGTGATAGCTAGAGATATGCAAAATACTGATGTCAAACATCTTGATAAAAAATGGCTTCAGGAAAACATATACTGGTCATACCAAGACCAGGTTAGCCTCCCCTATGTTTTATGGAAAACAGGTTTTAAACCAGATATTTTACCTACGAGCTTTAGATATATGGACTGGGTTATAGTGAATGCCCATAAAAGAGAGGATTGATTTTGTCGGAAAAAATAGACAAAATAATATATTGCTTCTGGGTTGGTAATAATAATAGCGAAATGAATTTAAATAGAAAGAACGGATTAAGTTCTTTAGTGCAAAATTCTGAAGTTGAAGTAAAATTAATAGACAACAATAATTTAAGCGAATACATCCTTAAAGATAACCCACTTCATGATGGGTTTGAATATTTATCAGATGTGCATAAAGCAGACTATCTGAGAACTTATTTTATGCATTTTTATGGCGGTGGGTACTCTGATATAAAGCCATGTTCATGGAGCTGGGTGAAATATTTTGATCAGCTTGAGCGTTCAAATTGCTATGGTATAGGTGCGCCAGAAGATGAGTTTGAGCTTAGTGTAACACCTAAGATTAGACCCTGGATTGGTAAATATTGGCATCGTTTAATGACAAATGATCTTTATATATTCAGAAAACAGACACCATTTACAGAAGCATGGTATAATACTCTTTTGTTCTTAATGGATAAAAAAAATGATAACCTAAAAAAATATCCAGCTAAAACTTCTAGAGAAGCTGCAGATACTTGTGTCACAAATTATCCAATAGAGTGGGGTGAAATACTTCTAGAAATTTTTCATCCATTGTGTTATCTTTATTCTGATTTGCTTATAAAAGCGATGCCATGCCCAGTAACAGTTGATTATAGATAGGAGTAATTAATGAGTTTAAGATACGATTTAGGAGGCATAGGTAAAAGTGGTGAATATAAAACTGTCAATCTAGCCGAATCTGCAGACATCAATGCAGACATAATGAACTTGGATTCGTTCTGTAAAAATAATTCTGTTGATGAGTTTTACCTTTCTCACACATTGGAACATGTACCTGTTACTGAATATAAGAATTTTCTTTTAAAAATGAAAGAAAAATTAAAAACAGGAGGAACCATTAAGGTTGTTCAAACAGATGTTGGAAAGTTAATAAAAATGTGGGCAAAAGGTGAAATTTCCTTTAGAACTATGCGCGCACCAATTTTTACGCCAGCATCTAGGTGTGATTCAAATATACTTCAACAGCATCAGAGTATGTGGTCAGAAGAAGAATTGGTAAAAGATTTTATCAGCATAGGGATGCGAGCAGAGCGATTCAATGCTGGTGTATGGTTATATGATATAGATGATGATCTTATACCGGAAGATACTAGTAAATATTTTGGTACTCCAATTCCGAATCTTGGGGTAATAGCAGAAAAGGTAGATTGATATGGGTAAGCCAAGCAAGAATCAAAGAGTAGCTTCTGATCGTCCACAAAAAAAAGAACTCCCTGGAAAACCAATATTATATGTTGGTACATATGGAACATCAGCAGAATGTCCTTCTTGTGGCACTAAGGTAACTAAAGCTATTATGTGGGAGGACAGTAGTAAGATGTACTGTTCAAGAGGATGTATTCCAAAGACGGCAAATGTCTAATTTTTAGGTTACTAAAATATAATAAGGTACTATAGTAGGAGTTTTGTAATGAGTAGTTATTGGTTAGCAGATTTATTGTCAGAAATGGAGCAGACAGAAATGTCGAAGCTTCATCCGGCAGAGCAAGAGCTCGCAGACGCACTTTTGTCAATTGTTTCCAAGTATGGCAAGCTCGCTGATAGAGATGAAAAAGGAATATGGGTTGGATATGAGGGCCCGGAAGAAAATGAAGACGCTGCTATTGGCGTCAAGTGTGCAAACTGCACTCTTCATGAAACTGAAGTTGTTTGCAAGATTGCTAAGGTCGCAATTCATCCGGAAGGAAAATGTAGACTAGCTATTATACCTCCTGGCATGGTAAATGCAGATAAGAGCTACAATGGTGGTAACGATGATGATATGGACGATTAAGTCTATATAAAATCTATTACTATTTAATATGTACTTTGCGCAAAAAATGTTCGTATGGTATAATTTGCAATGTTTTAATGGAGATCATAGATGAGTAATACTATAAAAATAAGAAATTCTGGAACCTCATCTAATGTTCCTTCAGCGCTAGAGTATGGTGAACTAGCCATAAATTATTCGGATGGTAAGCTTTTTTATAAAGATTCATCTAATAATATAGTTAGTTTAGTTTCAGAAAACGCAGCAAACATTTTTGCTTCTGACACGGCACCGTCTTCGCCCGCCCAAAAAGACTTATGGTTTAGAACCTCTAGTGGCCAGCTCTTCATAAGATATGATTTTCATTGGGTTGAGATAGCTATGCCAGATAAAAGTTCTGCAACTGTTAGCACTAATATAGGAAGTGCCCCGTTCTCGCCGCTCGACCTGTCGCCGGTCCTGTGGCTCGACGCGTCCGACACGTCGACGATCACAGAAGTCGGCGGTGCCGTCTCGCAATGGGATGACAAGAGTGGCAACGGTAACAACGTGACGCAGGGGACTGCGGCAGCGCAGCCGACTTCTGGGACCAGGACGCTCAACGGATTGAACGTGCTTGATTTCACGGACGATTTACTTCTTGGTCCGGTGCCTACTGCGAGTGTTGACAATTTTACGTTGGTAGCAGTGTTTCATCCAGATGCAATCACTGATCTGCGCGCGCCTGTGCATAACGACAACGGTTACGGCATTGCACATTCCGCTTCAAGCCTTAAACTTGGGTGGTTGCAAGCGGGAGGTGGTTGGCGTGCGTCAAGTTTAGACGCCACGACAGATCCTCAAATTGTGGTATTGAGGCGTACGAGTGGCACAGCATCGATGCGTTACAACGGCACAGATGTTGCTGGTGTGATTGGTTCTACGCCAAACGTGCCGACTGTTGGTTTCAAAGTTGGAACCCACGCAGGAGCCAGTTATTGGGACGGGACGATTGCAGAAATTGTGTTCATTGACGGAGTGTTGTCAGCAAACGAACTCAGTGATCTCGAGTCCTATCTGGCTGACAAGTGGGGGATCACGATCTGATGACATGGTACAGCTGGCCCTCTGTCGCAGCGTTCAACGCTTGGCACGACACTGTGATTGCCGGACTTGGTTTGCCGTGGATCGGCATCAACCAGAACACCGGCGAACTCGAACCGTCGAAGCAGCAGACGACGAGTTACACATCTGCCATTCATGTGGGTTACGCTGACTGGCGAGCACCGGTAAGTCAATATGTCGCAGACTCACATCCAGATGGATTAGGACTATTAAGTGAGCCACCCCCTTATGATGAAGAGATAATATAAGATGAATAATATAATTATATTAAGATGCTGCAGAGATTGGCCAGTTCATGCTTATATGGCTTATTCTGGTGGTAGATGTGGCTTATGCGGTCAATCTCCAATTGTGGTAAATGAACCTTATAAAGTGGAGCAAATTAATAGTAAAGTGAGCAGTAACCGATGGCTCTAGATTTTCCTAATTCACCATCTAATGGTGAAATATTTAGTGATGGAACCCGTAGCTGGCAGTATGATGGTACTGTTTGGAATATCCTCCCCATGGAAGGCGCGTCCACATCTGAGCCTATGGGTTTCCCTAATAGAACAGATTCTACTCTTTCTTTTTCTAATGTGACGAGGACAATAACTCTCGGTATTGCTTCTGGTTCTACGCATTTTGATGTTTGGAATAAGGGTAAAAGATATCGTTACACTGCGGCTCAGTCGGTTCAATTACCCGATACATCTGGTCTTTGGTATATTTATATTAATAGTTCTGGAGAAATATCTTATAAGAATACATTTTTTGACTGGGAAAATGATACACCTGTATCTTACATTTATTGGAATGCGACTGATCAAGTTCAATACTTTTTTGCTGACGAACGTCACGGTATAGTTCTTGACTGGCAAACTCACGAATATTTACATAGGACACGTGGAGCTGTTATTGCTAACGGTTTTGGTGCAGCTAACTATGTTACTGATGGAGATGGCTCATCTGATTCTCACGCAGAAATAGATATTGCTAACGGAACATTTTTTGATGAAGATCTTCAAGTTGATATAGTGCATTCTGCTACACCGACGTCTAATACATGGGAACAGTTTTTGCAGGGGCCAGCGCAAATACCTGTCATGTATAGATCTGGTTCAGTTTGGGTGAAGGATAATGCTACAGATTTTCCAATGAAGGCTGGAACATCACTTCCTCGCTATAATTCAGTTTCAGGTTCAACTTGGGGTTTAACTGATGTAGGTAATTCTAAGTTTGGTGTTTCTTGGGTCGCGGCCACTAACAATTTAAATAATCCTATTATTTCTATAATGGGACAAGAAGATTATAATACTATAGGTGCAGCTGAAGCAGCGCAATGGGATCAGTTAGATTTGTCTGGTTTCCCTGTTGTAGAGTTTCGTGTTCTATATAAAATAGTTTTCCAAGCTGCTACTGGATATTCTAATACGATCAAGGCTGCAATCAGGGGTGTTTATGATCTGAGAAGAATTTCTACAGCCGGTGAATCAATTCCAGCTGTACCTGTTTCTGATCATGGGTCTTTGACCGGTCTCGCTGATGATGATCACACTCAATATCCTAAGCTTACCAATTCTGATACTGCGCCTTCTAGTCCACGTCAAAATGACATGTGGTATGACACGACTAATGGTAGGACTTATGTTTATTATGATTCTTATTGGGTTGAGATGGGTTCTGGGTCTGGTGAAATTTTCTTAGATAATATTAGTGATGTTAATGCTGGTAGTCCGTCTGATGGTGAGATATTAACCTATTCTTCAAGTACAGGAGTTTGGGAACCTGAACTATTGAACCCGATGACTGTGTCGCTCTTGCCAGTTGACACCTATTACGGGTATCAGGTGTATTACGCAGGAGGTAACACCTATGCGACGGTAGATCAGAATGTCGCATGTCATCCAGCATGGACTCCAGCGGAGGACTGTCTACTGGACTCTTGGCAGGTTGGAGTACACACTGCTGTGGTTGATGCGACCTTGAACGTGGCGTTATATGAATGCGACCGCAAAGGCACCCCTGGCGACAAAGTCGCTGACCTTGGGTTGAGCGTTGACTGCTCGGTGGGCGGTTCTGTGACAGTCACGGGGTTGGCTATTCCTGTTTCAAGAGGGACTGTGTATCGACTTGCTACAGAAGGTGGCCCAGTCAGCCCGTTGTTGAGAGGAATTTCTGCTGGCACAGGTGGGTTTAGCACCTTCCCGATTGGGACTGGACCGTTCGCTCTCAACTTCGGAGTTTCAGACAACCTCCAACGAGTGCCTGTGTGGCGTACCGACAACTTAGACCCATCTCCGACGTGGTCGCTGTACCATATCTTCGTTGACCTACCGAATATCTGGTTCAAGTTGGTGCCGTCGCCATGATCCAGAATCGCACCTTCATGCCAGATGGAACGCTCAAAGAGCGCACCATCATTGACCTTGACGCTGGTACTTTCACACGGGAGGAGTCCGGCGAGGTGGTTGAGTCTCGCCCGCTCACGCTGGAGGAGCGGCAGATGTACGGGCCTCAACCGTTGGACTCCACGGGCGCTCTCGCAACCTTGCTCGCAGTCACCGGCACCGTCTCGGTCGAGGATGCTGCGAACTCTGTAGGCTTGACACCAGAAGACCTCATCAACGAAGCTCTAGCATGGAGTGCCGCACAAGGAGATGTTGAATAATGGCAATTAATTTTCCTGATTCCCCAACTATTAACGATACTCATACTGTAAGTGACAGGACATGGATTTGGACTGGAGCAGTTTGGAATCTTTTGGGAACAATAGGTCCTGCCGGTCCGACTAACGATTATGTTAATGGTATTACTGCGGGGACTGGTGTTACTGTTTCTGGTACACCTGCTCAAGGTTGGTCGCCAACTGTTTCTATAGGTCAGAGTGTTTCTACGAGCAGTAGTCCATCTTTTTCTAGTTTAACATTATCTGGTGACGCAGCAATAAATGGTGGGGATGTTACAACAACATCAGCTACTTTTAATCTTGTAAATTCTAATACTACTACAGTAAATTTTGCTGGTGCGGCGACGATTATTAATGTCGGTAATGCTTCTGGTATTGTTAATTTCGCTCATGATATAGATGTTAGCGGTGATATTTCTGTTACAGGTACAGTTGATGGTCGTGATATAGCCGCTGACGGAACAAAGCTTGACGGTATAGAGTCAGGCGCTCAGGTTAATACCGTTGATTCGGTTAACTCTCAAACTGGTGCGGTTGTCTTGGATGCTGATGATATCGATGACACTTCTACCACGAACAAGTTTACTACTGCATCAGATATTAGCAAGCTTGCTGGCATAGAGTCTGGGGCAACAGCTGACCAGTTAGCTTCAGATGTTCCGGTTAGTCCCACTGGCAACCTCGCAAGCACTGATGTCCAGGCAGCTTTGCAAGAGTTGCAGGGCGACATTGACACGTTAAGTACTTTGTCCGCTCCAGATAATGTTATTATGGGTAACTATTCTGGGTCTGTACCATCGAATGCTGTTGGTAATGATGGGGATTACGCTATAGATATATCTGATGGTTCGGTATATGGTCCTAAGGCTTCTGGGGTTTGGCCATCTGTAGCTATTGGTGATTTCATCGTAGCTACAAACCTTGGTAATACTAGAACATCTTCTGCGGTAACCATAACGTCTTCTGACGGTACGGATACAACTATTTCTGCGGCTGACAGTACTAACGCTGGTGTTATGACTGCTAGCGATTATAGTAAATTATTAGGCATAGAAGCTGGTGCTACAGCTGACATGACCGCCTCTGAAATTCTGACTGCTATCAAAACCGTAGACGGGTCTGGTACCGGATTAGACGCTGACCTTTTGGATGGGAATCACGCTTCAGATTTTGCGACCTCAGCTCAGGGTGCTTTAGCCGATTCGGCCCTGCAGTCTAGCGATATTGGTGTATCTATACAGGGTTATTCTTCCGTTTTATCTGCAACAACAGCGTCGTTCACTACTGCTGATGAAAC